AACCACAACAAAGTTCCGATAGTAAAATGTTACATGCTATTCACGAAAAAGTGACACGCATTGACAGTAAGCTAAGAGGAAAACCTATTATATAGATTGGAGTAATATGAGTGACGAACTAAAGCAACTTGTTGAAAAAGTTGTATGGACATTCATCGAAGCATTCGGTTCTGCTTTGTTGGTTGGACCTGCAATAGACCTTGAAATTACAACACTTGAAGCTGCAGCAATTGCAGGTGGCGGTGCCGTAATAGTAGTGTTAAAAGAGTATGCAAAAAAACAACTCGCAGGTAAGTAAACTTACCGAAACCCAACAGGACGTAGCACACAATAATACAAAGGAGGGTGTTGCGCACCCTAAAGGGTGGGAACCAGGAGTAAAGTTTGATTATAAAACTAAGACTGGAACCATAACATCAAGAGCTACAAGTAGTTCTACTCCAGAGTTTGATGAACTCTTACTAGAATGGGGATTTGATCCTAAAAAATATGCAATAGTTAATGACACATTGCGTGTGAGTACATGGGATATGAATGTAGGTAAGGGAGAAATACATCAGGCATGGGCATACAAAGCACAGATAGTTGCAACAGAAGCAACGATAGATAAAGAAGACTACACCCGTATAGAAAAATGGATACAGTCTTATAAGCGTAAAGCTAAACCTAAAGTAAAGAAAACTAAAGCTAGCTTTTTTGTTGCAGTTGCAGATTTGCAGTTAGGCAAAAGAGATGGCGGAGGTACTGAACTTATTGTTGAACGCTTCTTAGAGAAGATAGATCTTGTACGCGATAGGTATAACTTCCTACGTAAAGCAGGGGTAGAGATGGATCAACTTACTGTTGTAGGATTAGGGGATATTGTCGAGGGTTGCGTAGGATTTTACCCACAAGCAATGGGACCTAACGGCGTAGAGTTAGACTATAGAAATCAAATGAAGTTAGCTAGAAGACTTATTGCTAAAGCATTAGTCGAATGGTCTAAAGACTTTGATGTTGTAGTAGTAGGTGCAGTTCCAGGTAATCATGGAGAGAAACGTACTGATAAAGGTGTAGCACCAACAGGTGGTATGGACAACTATGACATAGAAGTCTTTGAACAAATAGGAGAAATCTTTGCAGACAAACCACAGTACGACCATATAAAGTTTGTCATACCTGATGAACCTCACTTATCGCTAAACGTATGTGGAACAAACATGTCCTTTACTCATGGACATCTTACTGGTTTCGGCGGGACAGTAGAGACGAAGGTTATGAACTGGTGGAAGAACCAAACGTTTGGAGGGTTTCATTCTGGTTCCTCGTCTATCTTAGTGACAGGACATTACCATCATTTTAGACAAGTGCATGATCCACGCACCTGGATACAAGTACCTAGCTTAGATGAGAGTACTTACTTTGAACAGCAAGCAGGTAAGAAAACTAGGCAAGGTGTAGTGACTATGGTTGTCAATAAGAATGGTCATAATAATTTAGAGATAGTTTAAAAAAACGGGAGATAAAACTCCCGCTTTTTACATCTCATAGAATATGGCAGTATTAAATAAGATACTCCAATATAACCCATCACAAATTAAAGTCAAGTAAAAAAAAGACCACCCTCGCAGGAGTGGTCTCTTTTAATTGGGAAGGAGACAACATCGAAGTGTTATCTACTAGACCAATATACCGTGTGCTATAATTAATGTCAACTTATATTTCATTGACATGGGGTTTCCTCCTTTACCCTTGTCCTTGACGGCAAACCTTTTAATTCATTTTTGGGTTTGTCGTTGCTAAATAAGAAATTTTATACTATCCTCTAATTATGTAGTACAATTATATTGGGAGGTATAATGACTGATATACTGACAAGTGATGACTTTATGTTATCCGAACTTAAACAGTCAGTTGCAAAAACTGGCAAAGGTTTTATCGTTGCAAGAAACGGTAAACCTATATTTATAGATAGTACAAAAGAGCTACAAGATTATCTTAAAGCTAACGATCTATATATATACGAGTTTGAGAATTGGAATAATGTTATTCACTATGTGTTTGTACGCGGCGAACGCGGAGGAGACTAAGACGTGCCAAACATTTTTACAGAAAAGAAGGAAATGAAGAAGTGGGCTATCGCTATGGCTAACGCATGCGGTGGTCAAGAAGTATCATGGACATCACTAAAACTCAACACACACAACCCACTTAAAGTTAACCAACTAGCTACACAATTTGTAGAAGATTACAATGAACAGATGTTACAAGCTATCAAGTTAGCTAAGGGAGAGATAGAACTAAAAGATGTAGATAAAGTAGGCGAAGAAGAATAGTGTCACACACCCCTATTACTATAAACTTACTAGAACACAACTTAAAGAAAATAGATATGGCAAAATTAAATCCTGAACGCAGGCAAGTAAAACTATTGTTTACAGATACAAGTAAGCGTGAGTATAAAGTTACTGCAAAAACCATTACAGAAGCAGAAGAAGTCTTTGATTTAATATATAACACTATGGAACAAAGTGTCACAGATATATTAAGAAAATATAATGTTGGCAAACAAACAAAAGTATGGGTAGAATATACTACCGAAGAAAAAACCGAACTAATAGAGGAGTAACCGATGGGTTGGCAAGACGAATACGATCAAGTAGAAGATAGACTAGCAAAGTTTTGGGAGAACAATCCCAATGGTAGAGTGTATACAGAACACCTATCTATATCAGATGACCACCAAAGTATTGTGGTTAGAGCAATGATTTATAAAGATGTAGAAGACATAAATCCTGTAGCAACAGGTATTGCACAAGACCAACAAGGTCCTAAAGGTGCTAATCAAACATCATGGATTGAAAATGCAGAGACATCTGCAATAGGACGTGGGCTTGCAAACTGGTTCGGCTATACAGCAAAAGCAAGACCGTCAGTCACAGAAATGCAGAAGGTGGAGAACTTGAAGGGTAGTGCGGGACAACAACCTACTCAACAAGTTACCAAGAGTGTAGCTAAAACTAGCAATAGCAATAGTTATACTCCTCCACAATCTGTACAAGAGAAGACACAGGGTGCAGTAGGTAACTTAGATAATAAATCTACAGAGGAAGCACTCGAAGCACTAGGTGTAGAAGTACAGGAAAAGAAAGTAGTTACACAGGGATCTATTGTTCCTCAATGTTTGTCATGTAGTAGTGAGCTATGGGACAACAGAGGAGATAAAGCAAGCGGTAAAATAAAAGAGACTTACCCTGATTGGAAGTGCAAGAACAGAGAATGTGATAACGGCAACCCACGTATCTATTACATGGAAAGTTTTAACGCAGAAAAACAAGCACCTGAAGAATGGTTTATGCCTAAAGTTGCAGTTGCTAAAAGTTTAGATGACGTAGAGGAAGGCGAGATACCTTTCTAATGCAGGTCATAATTAAATTAACAGACAGCGGAGAATTTGTAGACGTTGATTTAAAGAAAGTACCTAAAGGTTTAAAGGTAGAAGTCAAGGAGGAGATAGCAGATGACGAAGCGTGGTTTGAAGAAGAATAATCCATTCGATGGTCCAGGTTACAAAGTAGGTAGTAAAGAGTTTAAAGAAATGGTATTAGGTGTTATGGTAAACAAACACTTAGATCCTGATGAAGACTTTGATGTTACCCTATGACCTACAAACCACTACCTGACTTTCTTACAATACAACCTAGCAAGATAGAAGGTCTCGGTCTCTTTACATTATCAGATATAAATAAAGGTGCAAACCTAGGCATTACGCACATTGAAGATTTCATTACTAAAAAGCTAGACAGAACACCACTAGGTGGTTTTATAAATCATAGCGAAACACCAAACCTTAAACGAGTAGAGGTACAGAGATACCATTATATTTATGCAATCGTTGACATACCTATGGGTAGTGAGTTAACCTTAAAGTATGAATGGTATAAACCAGGAGGAGATAACAAATGACAATGAGAGATGATATATTACAACTGCTTAACGACCATGAGTGGCATTGTGCTACAGAACTAATTGAGTTTGGTTGGTCAGCACGTAATAGAATATCAGAGATACGCCAAGACCATGGAGAAGATTACATACTAGGGGATAAATGTACCATGCACACGCATAAAGGTGGTGTAAGTATGTACAAACTTAATGACCAAAAGAAAAAAGAACAGCTATTGGCTAGACTAGAGGATCAAATTCAGCTACAGTTGTAGTATGAAAGACGTACTCAAAACACAAGGTGGTATAGCTACCTGGAATATGCTTGATAGATGTGAAGGTTTTTTAGAATCTATATTTTATGTAGAAGAAGTTGAACCGAGCGAACGTATTGGTTTCTTTCCATTGGATACTATAGAAGAAAATGATTTAGCTAAGTCAATACTTAAACTAGAACCTGATTTTCCTACACAAGATTGTCCGCATTATGGCGGAGTTAAAGTCGGCATTGTCACAAGCAAGGGTGTAGGAGATCTAACAATATTGCTAGACTTCAATGACTTATATTCTTATGAGTACACACAACGAGGAGTACAATTAGACTACGGACGTTTATATGTTTGGGATATGGAACATTACATTACAAGTTTATCTAATGTATTAAATTCTCCTAAAGCGTTAAAGGAGAGGAAGATGATTAAGAAAGAGGAGTAATGTCCAAACAAAAACAACAGGGGACTAAACTAGAGACATTCGTTGCAAGAATGTTAAACGGAGAAAGAATTGCGGAAGGTGGGAAAAATGATAAAGGAGATGTGTTATTCCAATGGAACGGTACAGACTTTTATGTTGAGTGTAAAGCAAGGCAAAGTCTTAACGTGACACGTGAATTAGCAAAGTCTATCAAGAAGTCAAAGTCGAACTTCACAGCGTTGGTTTGGAAACGCTTGGTAAAAACAGACGGTAAACGCAGACAACCAGACGGCGTACCTGTTGTTGTATGCCTAACACTTGATACATTCCTGGAGATAGTGGAGACCAAAGTCGGCAATAGTTTTTATGATGATCCATTTTGGAAACAACTACCATGACCGATATAGATACCAAAGCTAGACAAGTGGCGGTAAAGATAGAACATCTTATGAGCATGGTTGAGTATGACTACAATCGTGATGAGCCATGCTTAGTATGTAAACAAAAATACAAACATCACATAGACGGACTAGCATGCGAGAGTGACGATAACCCTAAACAGATAGTTAGATTTACAACATCAAGTACAAATAAAAAAATAAAGTTAAAACCTTGACAATCTAAAACACACGTACTATTAATTAATACATAGTGCAAGCTAACTATTACGGGTAACGATTTGAAATTTGAGAATACAATACATAATCGTCACTATAAAAAGTGTGTATCCAATTCTCAATAGTTAGCAAACACTATATCTTTTTGGAAGGAGATAGTATGAATTGTGTTACACCTGAATGTCATAACTTTATTAACATACATAAAGTTAAAAGATATGGACGACCTATCCTTTATTGCAATAACAATTGCTATCAAAGAAATTTTAAACGCAAGTCTAATATAAAATCTACAAAACATTTTGGAGATACCATACGTTGTAAGAATTGCAACACTAAATTTTTATTAAGACATAGCAAACAAGAACATTGTAATAAACAATGTTCTAGAGATTATGAATACAAACTACGTAGAGGAAATAACTACAAAGAGAATAAAAAGAAAACAACACAGGAATTTTATTTAGCAGAGAATGAATACTTTTATAAATTCGGCAGGACAGGTAACAACCTACAAAGATTTCAAACACATAGCAGAATTAAATTAAACATTCTTTATACCTTCACAGATAAGTTTTACAATATTGTTGAGTATGAACGTCTCATTAAAAATTATGTAAAGGAACATAACTTAAAGTATGAGCCACTATTTATATTTGACGGACATACAGAAACAATATGTAAAAGTAAGTTGGACAACCCGCATGCTAAGTGGATTGTTGAATTACTAAAAGATAAAGTCGGACAATAAAAATGTTAGATCGTGGAAGGAGATAACACAATGGTAAACATAGAGGAAGTAACTCTATTAATCAAAACTGATTATGGATTTGCATTAGATGAAGTATTAAGAACTTTACACAATGCAGAATTTGAGAAAAGTAACACAAAGATACTTGACTTCGATAGCAAAGAAGTAGCAACTATAAAGTACAAGCACAATCAATACAAAGTAGAAGGTGTTAAGTACAATGCAGGCGGTGTTAAGTAATGCAACATGAAATTAAATGCCTTGATGACGGTGTAGAGATTGAATATAAATTGACGCTTGCAAGTACATACATTGGAGACAAAGACGAGATTATAAACAAAGAAAAAGTAATTGAGTTTCATGAGTTGTATGAATTTGATTTTGAAATAGTTGAGTATCCAATGTCTCAAAATTATGTAATGGTACATTTTAATATTTATGAAGGCGAAAGAGAATATCAAGCAATGTATTACTACACACAAGAGACCTATGAACAGATGACGGCACTAGAAATTCTTAGGGATTTTTTTGGAGACGAAGTATCTAGTACACCAGGTTATAAAATAAATAGTTATTGGGATAGTGATAGAGTTGTACAACTAGAGAGAACGTATCCCTTCATAGCTGATAAGAATAAGTTAAAAGAATATAATTCGATAGGAATATGGGGTAACAATGGATAAGTTTGATGAATGGCTAGCGGAATGCCCAATATCATTCTTTACTAAAAGTGATAACGGCGACCAGATAACCCTAACTTTTAATGTAGGAGAATTAGAGGAGAAAGAATAATGGCTAAAGAATTTACTTGCTTAGTAGAGTTATCCTTCGGTGGTAATAACTACGAGGCAGACAACGTAGAACAATACAAGCAAAAAGTTAAAGATAATTTCTTACAAGAATTTAATATAACTTTAAATGATGATGAGATAAGTTGCATAGAGGAGAAGTAATAATGCCTTTAACTAAAAAACAAATACAAAAGATAAGTGATAAATGTAATCATAAAGTTATAGCAAAATTTGAAATTGATTTTCATTTTGATGTTGGACTTTTAAATCATCAATCAATAGCCGATTTTGTGCAAGTTGAATTAGAAACTGAATACACAAAAGAAGATGTTATAAAAAGTTTTTTTACAGAAGAAAACTATAAAGAACTTGTTGATTGGGAAGGTAATTATTGTGATGATTGCGTAGATGAATACTTTTTAGAGGGGAAAGAATAATGTCTAAAGAATATTGGGTATACGAAACAACTACTAAAGCATACACCGTCAAAGCTGATAACGAGGAACAAGCTATTGATGATATGGAAAATGAAAGAGACACCATAATAAAAGTACGAGACGTTGATAGAGAAGTCTATGCAGAGGAGAAAGAAAAATGTTAATGCAAATAAAAATAAATTACAATGACGTAAAACTTTTAAGAGAGTTATGCAACGTTGCCATGAAGCGTACAACAAAGATTAAAAGTATTACTGATAACATTGTATTCAAATTTACTGATGAGACAATGACCGTCATGTCAAGTAACAGTTATGTCTTTAACATAATTGAATTTGGACAAGATAACAAGCCCGTGTTTACAGTAGATAGTAAAAAGGTATTGATAGAGGATACGTTCGTAGTACTTGTACAAGCGCATGACTTGTTAGATAAATGCAGACTGTTTTTAAAGCACAAGAAATCTACAATTAACGATACGCTTATGTTAAATCTTAATGGCGGGAGAGACAATAAAGTAACAGACATAGATGAATACAAAACTATGGATAACTTTTACTTTACAATTGACGGTAAGAACGACAACTCATACAATCTTAATGCAAGAACACAAGACTATGACATTAGAACATTAACCATGTATGACAAAGTTATTGATGATTTTGCTAGTGAACTAGCTGAACGTTGTAGTATGACGGGTACAGATTTCTTAAACACAACGCCCGATATATTTCATTTAGACGTTGACATGTTTACACTTGCTAACAAGATTATGAATATGAATAGCGCTGACTTAACAACAAACATGCGGTACGTTAAAGATAAATTCTATTTATGGAAAACATCTATGGGTTTAGATGACAACACTATAAACAAAGAGAGTATCATCATGCTACGTAAAGGAACTATTGCTAGTAGTGACGAGACTAGATTAGAAAAATACGTAAAGCCAAAATCGAACGTACTATACATTTAGATCTAAAGAAACAAGGAAGGAGAATAATGTTAGATGAATTAACAGAGTGCGCTACTTGTGAAGGACATGCAGAATACAATAATGAAACAGACACCTGGGACTGTAAGAATTGTGATAAAGAGTTAGAGCAAAGTGAAGTTGTAGAGTATTGCAAGCCATGTTGTAGCGGACATTGAGACATGGATTTATTAACAGGACTAACCGTATATGTATTCGGTATGGGTACAGGATACTTATTCAATGAGTACAGACATAGAAGTATTGATGAATATAAGTACAGTACTTTACAATTAGAGATAAAGCATATACAATCACAATTGAATATAGTCGAGGATATAAACTATAACTTACGAAGGGAGAGAGACAATGAAAAATAGATTACTACAATACATACACAATTTTACGTTAAGAGCAATGGCGTTCTTAATGGAGAATGAGTATCCAATTAGGTACGATAGCGATATTGTTTGTCAAGATAGCGAAGGTATATTTGATGAATGTTATTGCCCAATGCACCAAACTACTATGGAGATATTCTAATGAAGCCAATAGCAATGGAAATAGACGAGTTACTTAATCACAAAACAACTACTGATAATGATACTGTATACATACAGATGACCTGGAAGGAATGGAATGACAAGTATAATCCGAGAGATATGCTTGATACACATGATGACTATGAGCAAGTCGAAACCGCTAATCCGTTAAACGTATGGACAGAGGTACATTCAAGCGGAAGTTTTGACGGTATCATAAGCGGATTAGTATTTTGTGATAGATTAGGTTACTACATTACAGAAGTAGCACGTAATAAGAATGAAGTTATTACTATTGATTATCATGCAGAATGTGATGATGAGTATGCTTATCCTGATTGTTGTGAAAAAGATTGTAATATATGCGAGGATAGATTTGATGATAACTTTGTTACTAAAGTCAAAGACGTGTTCGTATGTAACCATTGCAAAGTCGAGCTAAATCGTAAAAGTTAAGAAATTAGATCGTTGAAAAGGAAATAAAAGAATGAATATAGTTTTAATAATTAGCGGGTTAAGTTTATTTATCCTGGTGTTAGGGTTTTTATATTACGGCATAAAAAATATTATTGAATAACTTGTAATTAAATTAATAGATAGTATGTTTATAGAAGGAAGGACAACAACAACATGAAAACAAAACTAACAAAAAAACAAATAGAAATAGAAATAGCTAAGGTTAATTTATTTAATACCATTTATGGTACAAACTTAGAGACGGAAGTATATAACGACAAACAAAAAGAATGGATTTATAACGGTGTAACACTAGCCGAGCATATAGAAAAAGAAAATTTATATGAGAAAATAGAAACAACTAAGCCGACTATTTATGCAGTCATAAGACGCGTTAGCCCTAACGGTATGAATAGGCAGATAAGTTTTTTTTGTATTAATTCTTTAACAGAATTAGGCGGTTTTGTTATCGGCTCTTTGACGGATACAAGATTAATAGATATTACGTACGATTTTAGTTTAGTATTAGATGAAAAAGAGCCGTTCATAAATAGCAGGTGCTATCCCGTCATTAAGGTAAGTGGCACAGGTATGGACATGGTTTTTCATTGTGTTTATACTTTATCTAGTATTTTATTTAGAGGCGTTGACGGTTTAGAGGACATAGACCGCAGAGGATATTTACTAAAACACCAGGCAATTTAATTTTAACTATGTTATCAATGCCCTTGTTTACGTACTAATAAACAAACAACATGGTTAAGCAGTTAGCCCGCTATATTCCGCCCGAATGATAGCGGGTTTTTCTGTATCTAAAATCGGTACTTGTAAAATGTTTAGATCTTAGCTAAAGTATTATTATGTTATTAATTAGGAAGGAAAACAACATGAAACGATACGATTACACCTTTACAACTAAGGAAGGTAAAAAGACTATACGCGTAACAAAAGGACTAAAAGGCGCTATAAAAGAATTTAATGAGCCATTTAGTGAGGTTGTTTACGTCAACAAAAACGGCAACGTGCAAAGAGTAACGCCGATAATATGATTAATGAAATCGTAACCATGTTTGATATATTTTTTATGCAGGTTATAGCGTTTATGTATGTATTGCTTGCCTGGGATATATCGGGACAGTTGGCGGATAGATACGCGTTACGGAAGTATCAAAGACAACAAGCACACAAAAGGATTGTTAGCTAGTTATTATTTTTCATAGGATATCTACTAGCAAGCAGAGAGAGAGCGGGACAAATAGCCCGCTTTTTCTTTTTGGTACTTGTATTATTTGAACGCGGGTTTTATACTATTGTTATTAGTACAAAAAATGAGAGGACAATATTATGCCGATTAAAATGTTATTAGCGTTAAGTTATTTTTATCCTAATGGATTAGAGACTAGCGCAGAGAAATTGCTTGACTATCTAAAAGACCATAGAAAAAAACTTAATAAATACTATAAGAAATCTAGTAAAGAACTAGACGAGCAAAGCCCCGCGGGTGTTAATCGCATGCTAACCGAGGATAGTTTATATTCTTTTTATGACTTAGCAATGGTACGGGTTAACATTGGCGAGCTTGAATTAAGTATCAACAAACAA